ATGGCCAGCATGGGGATGATGATGTCTGATGTCATGAAGGTCGCCATACAATTTACCGCAATCGATATGCTCGGCTCCGTCGTGGAGCGGATGAAAAAATCTGTTCTTAGCTTAGGAGGGACCGCAGGCAAAGTCAAGAACGATTTTGACGATATGACGCGGCACGTGACGGCCGGGTTGAAATCGATTGCCGTCAGCGCCTACGCCTTGAACAAGATCAAGCCGGGCGTGGCGGTTGCCGGCGAGCTCCAGGAGGCCATGATCGACGTCAAGCTGAACCTCATGGAATCCGGAAAATCCGCAAATGCCCTCGGCGACGAACTGGCGCGGGTCAGGAGCACGGCAATCGAGGTTTCCAAGGTCGCCCCCTTTTCCGCCCAGGAAGTGGTCGGCATCGAGAACACGTTCCTGAAGGCGGGCCTCGCGCTCAAGGACGTGACGGCCAAGGGCGGCGCGGCCTGGGCGGCCACGGCCCTCGCCACGATCTCCAAGGAAGCGCCGGCCGCCGTCGCCGACGCGATGGTCACGATGGCGACGCCGTTCAATATCAAGGGCGGCCAGTTCGGACAACTCGCCGACTGGCTGCAAAAGGTCGATGCGGCGAGCGTCACCACCATCCCGGAGCTGATGGAGGGGATGAAGTACGTCTCCGGAACGGCCGCTGTCATGAAGGTCTCCTGGCAGGATACGCTCCGCGCGCTCGGCGTCGTCGCCCAGTCCGGTCTCCGGGGGTCAATGGGCGGCACATCCCTGAACGACTTTCTGATGAGGCTGAACGGCACCTCGCGCGAAACGCGCCGGATCATGATGGAGCTGAATCATTTTCTCGCTTCCAAGGGCGGCGGCAAGGTCGAGTTCTTCGACAAAGCGGGAAAGCTCAAGGGCCTTCCCGTCATCATCGGCGACCTGCGCCGGGCGATGGCGGCCCTGAACGATCAGCAGAAGATGTTCGTCATGGAAAAGATCTTCGGAGAGCAGGGCGCGCGCGCAGCTCTGGCCTTAATTAAAGAAGGCGAAGGCTCCTGGGAGTCGATTGGGGAAAGCATTCAAAAAGCCGTGTCTCTCGAGGAGAAGATGAATGAGAGACTAAAAGGGTTCAATGCAAACCTGAAAGCCCTTTCCGGCACGGCCAAGACGACCGTCGCGACTCTTTTCGACCCGATGCTCAAGCCCCTGGCCAGGACATTGGAAATGCTCAACGACATCGTCGCACGGATCGGGCAGATCGGGGAAAAGTGGCCCGCGCTATCCGCGGCCGTTTCTTACAGCACCGCCGGAATTGCGGCGGGCGCAGGCGTCTATGGGCTATATCGGTTATTGATGGGCGGTCTTGCCGGCGGCAGGGTGTTACGGGGCATGGGCGGCATGAGCGGCTTCTTAAAGGGCCTGGGCGGAAAGGCGGCGGGAATAGCGGAAGGTAAGGCGGTCGAGGCGGCGACGGGTGTCACGCCCGTCTTTGTCACCAACTGGCCTGCGGGAGGGATCCTCGGAGAAGGTGCGGCCGGGGTAACCGGGTGGCTGAAGAAGCTTGCCGCCCCCGGCCTGATGGTCGCCGGCGGCAAGCTCGCCCTTGCCGGAGCGGGCGGATATGTTGCGGGAACCGGATTCAACAGGCTGGCGGGCGATATTTCCGAGCTGTGGTCTGGCGGTAAATATAAGGGCGAGGGGTGGCTGGGCCAGATGCTTTACGACGCCCTCCATAAGGCGCAAAGCCCGAAGGTGGAGGTCAACCTTTACCAGGATCGCGACGGCCGTGTCAGGGCGGAGACAAATGACATGAACGCAAAAATAAACGTGCCTCGGGGAAGGTTCTGATGGCTGACAGATTCAAGGCCGCTATCGACGATGTTTTTACGTTCGACTGCGAGACGATAGATGACTCCTTCGAGAAGTCCATCGCCCGCCACGAATTCCCCTTCCGCGACGGCGCCCTTCTGGAGGACATGGGACAGAAGGCGCGCGTCGTCAAAATCCGCTGTTATTTCCTCAACGAAAATTACGAGACCCATAAGAGTCTGATCAATTACATCGGCATGACCGGCCACGAGTACGAGCTGACCCACCCGAAATACGGTCTCATCAAAGGGCAGATCGAGACGATGGTCGTGCGCCACGACGATCGGCTGGAGACGGCGGAGATCGACCTCACCTTCGTGGAGAATTTGCGGGGTCTGATCGACGCCGTGTTCGCGCCTCCCGTCGACGCCGGGACCGAAGAGGCTTTCATCCGGGGCCAGGATGAACTGACCGATGAAATGACAGCAGACATCCGGGAGGAATTAGGCACGGACGCCGACGACCTCCTCTCAGCCGATCTCAATCAGACGCTGCCGACGCTCTTCGAGCAATTCAGCGGGCTGACAAAGAACGCGCAGGCTTACGTGAAGAAAGTGGATCAATACGTGGCACGGCTCAGGGCAACCCTGACGGAGATCGCCTCCCCCGCCAATTCCCTGGTCTCAACGATCAGCTACGCTGCCAATCTGCCGGGCGTGGTCATCGGGTCGCTCGCCGGCGCGGTCGAGCGCTACGCCCTCCTGTGCGAGTCCCTGAGATCTGCTCCGAACCGGTTTCTGCGGAATTTCAAGGTGGGGATAGAGGAGCTGGAGGACGCCTTCGGGGATTTCCGCAAATATACCAGGACGGCCAAGGCCCAGCGGGCAGCGGTCGAACTCGGCGTCATGTTCAAAGCCGATCAGACCCGGAGCCGGATGCAGCAGCAATCGGCTGCTGTCAGGTCGTTCAGTCCCCTGGGACGGCCGCAAAAGTCGATAGGAGCACCGGACAATATCCTCTCGATAATAGAGATCGAACAAGCCCTGGCGATCGTGCGGACGGATTTGCAAGCGGCAATCGACCTGTCGAGAGCGATGCAGTCCCTAAAGACGATGGCCGCCGCATTGACCGATCATGTCATCGAGATAAAGAAAACGAAGCCTCCGATCATTCGGGTGAGCATAGACGGCTCGATGCCGCTTCATTTGATCTGTCTCAGGTACGGCCTATCATACAACGACGCGGAACAGCTCATGGCCATAAACAGGATCCGGCACCCGAGCTTCATGTCAGGCGAGGTGAACGTCTATGCCCGATAAAGTGAGACTTGAGGTCGGAGGCAGGCGGATAGAGAATTTTCTGTCCTATACCATCGAGGCGGACATCTACACGGCCGACGATGCCTTCAGTCTGGACCTGGCGAATCCAGAATCGAAGATCGAGGCGGGCCAGCGGTGCGATCTTTACGTCAACGATCAGCGCGAACTGACCGGCATCATCGACCGGGTCGTCCCGAGCTACAGCAAGTCCGGCCTGAAGCTAAAAGTCGAAGGGCGGGATCTCTGCGGCCTCCTGGTTGATTCGCATTGCGAGGAGTTCATCGACATTAAAGGGATGACGGTCAAGGCCCTGGCGGAGAGGCTCATCAGGAAAGTGCCCTTCATCAAGCGCAGCGATATCCAGTACCAGGAAAATATCCGGGGCAACCTGAAAAAGAAGAAAGGAAGGGGCGGAACAAGTATCCTCGGCATCATGGACTCGGCGCAGAATTTTTCCAGGATTGAACCGGGTCAGACGATCTTTGAAGTCCTCAAGACCTATGCCATGAGCCGGGGCATGATGTTCTTCTCGATGCCGGACGGGACGTTCGTCTTTGGTAAGCCGAAAGACGGGGGCGAGCCGCTGTATTATTTAATCACGAAAAAAAGCGATCCTTCGGGGAACAATATCCTGGAAGGGACCTGCGTGAACGACATCTCGAAGCGCTACTCGAAAATCACCGTCGTCGGGCAGCAGCAGGGTATGGACGTTTTATCCAACCCGAGCGGAGCGACCGGCGCGGCCGCCATCAATATCAAGGCGTTTGTGACGGATCCCGCGTTCCCGCTTTACAAGCCATTCGTCGCTACCAATCAGAACGACGCCCGAAGCCCCAAATTGCACGCCCAGATGCTCCTGGAGAAGATGCGCTACGAGGGTTTTCATCTCGAGTATCGAGTGGCGGGACACAGCCAGAACGGAACGAATTACAGGATCAACGAAATGTGCCGGGTCACGGATGAGGTTTTCGGGCTGGACGACAATTACCTTATTTACGGGCGAACGTTCGAGATGTCGAAGCAGGGGGTTTATACAACCCTTAAGATCGGACTGCCGGGGATGGTTCAATGAGAACGGCGCGACGTGACGGCCTTGAATTGGGTATTGAAGGGGCTCTTCCGCTCCGGTTCGAGCCTGACGGTTTCGCGGGCGGAACATCTGCCGCCTTCGACATCTTGGAGGAATCGCCGGGCGGCGAAACCCTCGGCAGTGATGGAGATCGTCTCTTTGCCAAGGTCGTAGGTCATGACGTTTCCATTCAAACCCTTTACCCGTCTGGCTTCGAGAGTAAGAGCGGACGGCTTGTCATGAGGCACGGACTGGAAGCGGACGGCCTTGCTGTAGCAGGGGTTGCCCCAGGCGGGCGACGCGAGACAGAGAAATATGAAGGTTGTCGATATCAGGCGGCACATGGAGAAATCATAGGATGATCCGCGGAATAATTCAACAGGTAATCGAGGGCGCGATCAAGCGCTTCAGCGCCTCGGGCCGGCCCGACGAGACGATCAACGACCGCGAGTATTTCCAGCATTACGGCTTTACCTCGCGGCCCAAGGCCGGCGCAGAGATCATCGTCATCCGCGAGGGCAATCACATCATCGCCGTCGCCTCCGACGACCGGCGCTACCGGATCGCCCTGGAGGAAGGCGAAGTCGCCATCTACACGGACGAGGGGGACAAAATCCATTTAAAGCGGGGACGAAAGATCGAGGTGGCGGGAGGCGAAGAGGTCACAATCTCGACCAAGGCGGCCGTTGTGACGGCCTCGACGAGCTGCCAGGTCAATAGCCCCCTCATCAACCTGGGCGGGGATCGCGGCGGCCTGAAATTCCTCTGCGACGAGCGGCTCATCACCTGGCTCGTCAATCACACGCATGGCAGCAGCCCGACGCCGAATCAGACGTTGACGGTCGATGCGGTGTGCACCAACAAGACAAAGGGGGGATGATGGATTTCGCGCTCAGGATCGACAACGGGACCGGCATCGCATGGATGACCTTCGACAAGGCCGAAGAAGGGAATCTTCTGAACAATATCTATCTCAGCCTGGCAGTGAGGCGCGGAGCATTCTTTCAGAACCCCGGTTTCGGCTCCCGGCTGCATCTGCTCAAGAGGGGCAAGAACACGCCGCGCACAGAGGCAATGGGCATCGAGTATTGCCGGGAAGCGCTGCAATGGTTGATAGATGTCGGGAGGTGCTCCGGTTTTAATATCGACGCGGAACGCGACCGCTCGCAGAATCTGAACCGCCTGAAGCTCCTGATCGAGGCTACCAAGGCAGACGGCGACGTGGTTGCATTTACTCATTTTGTGGAGGTCGTCTGATGGCATTTCAAAAAAGCTTTGACGAACTTCTGAATCAGATCCTGACCGACTACCGGAACCAGTTTCCGGAGGCGGATACCTCCCAGGGCAGCATGATCTTCATTAAATCCGCCTGCCTGGCCTCGGCCCTGTGGGGGCTATACAAGTACCAGAACTGGATCTCCAACCAGATATTTCCCGACACGGCGGAAAGCGAATTCATGGAGCATCACGCCTGGATCCGCGGCATCACGCGGAGGGCCGGAGAAAGCGACGAGGCCCTGCTCGCGCGTCTTCTGGATTTCATCGGTAGACCCCCGGCGGGCGGGAACAAATCCGATTACGAAAAGTGGGCGCTCTCCGTCGATTATGTGCATGCCGCCTGGTGTTTTCCTGCAGCGCAGGGACCGGGCACGGTGGACGTTCTGATCACGGCCGACACGGAGCACACGGGCGACGAACTGCCGACGGATCACGCCCTGAGCGGAACCGTGACGGCCCTGGCCGAAAACAAGCTGATCGACAGCGCCGCGCAGTTCTCCGGAACCGTCCGGCCCGGAGATAGGGCTATCAATCCGGTATCGGGATTGGAGGCCGAGGTCCTCGCAGTGGTAAGCGATACGGAACTGACGCTGGATGCGGACATTTATACCGCTCTCGGCCAGGATTATGATCTTAAGTCCCTGACCGCCCAGGTAAAGGACTATATCGATAAGGTGCGCCCTGTGACGGCGCATCTGCTGCGCGTCTTGGCTCCCTCGCGCTATCCCGTCGACGTAACCATGACGGTAGAGGGCGACGCCAATAAAGCCCAGATTGCGCTTGAGGTACAGGCATATATGAATTCCCTGGCGCCCGGCGAATACCTGCGTGTTCACCAGCTAATCGCTATCGCGATCACAAACGGCGCGACCAGGGTTTCTTCGATGATCCCGGCTGCCGACGTCGAAGCTACTGAATACCAGATGATTCGTCCGGGGACGATCACGATCAATTGAGGGGATAGTTATGAAAAAGAGACGCGGATGGATCGGGCTTTGGGATTTCCGTCAACTCGACAGAGACGGGAACATCCTCTGGGAGGCTCTCGATCAAAGGAACGCCCTGGCCGACGAGGGCGAATATGCAATGCTGGACACTTTCCTGCGGAACGGCCTGGCGCCGACTGGATTTTTCGTCAGGCTGTTCAATGACACGCCTGTCGAGGGTGACACGCTGGCGGATCTGGTCGGAGAGCCGGCGGGCAACGGCTACGCCGCTCAGGCCATCGCGAGGGATGGGACGGTCAACGGCTGGCCCATTCTGACATTGAATGGCGGGGATTATGAGGCGACCAGTAAGACTGTTTCTTTTGCCGCAGTCGGCGGCCAGATAGGCCCTGTGACGCACGCCGTTCTTGCGACATCGCAGGACAATTCCGGAAAGCTCATCGCCTTCGCCGCCCTGTCGAAGAGCATTACAATCAGTCCGGAAGGAGAACCCCTCCAGGTCACGATCAAAGTTAAACTCGGCGAGGCAGCGGCATGATACGTTACGTCAGGTCAGGGGGATCGAATACAGCGCCCTATGACACGTGGGCGAAGGCGGCCCTGCTGCCGTCCACAGCCATTGCTGCGTCGGCCCCGGGAGACACGGTCGAGATCGCCGGCGGCACGTACACGGAAACGGGTCAAACTACCCTGCCGGCAGGACAGGCTGATGCCTACATCACGATTAAAAAGACAACCGATCCGGAGCTGACAGGTCGGGTTTTAATTAAACGGTTAAACATTGGGCATCCACGATCGATTTATTATGGGACAAGCGGCTATCATTCGTGGCAGGGCATCACATTTGAAAATCATGATACCGGCCCCGATCTCTATTATGTACTTTCGGACAAGGCCCATATTATCGTATGCGAGGATCTGGAATTTCAGGGGCTCTACGATTGTTTTGCGATGTATAATGAGGGAAATGCGAGCAGTCATGCCATCCTGCGTAGATGCTTCTTCCGCGGCGGCACAAAGAACGGCAGCTATGGACCGAGGATATTCGGCCCCGCTCCCGCCCCAACAGTACGATATGAGTATTGCGTTTTTTCACGGCCAGACCCGGATTATACCCTGGGTGCCTACGAGGTCAGGACTCCGAGACCGCCAGAGATATCCAACAACGTTACGGGATATTTTTACAATTGTCTGTTTGATGGTTTTGGAGAAATAAGCTCAATCAAAGTTAATTCTGCTGCCAATAAACTCCGGGTCAAAAACTGCTTTTGGACAGACCCTCTCACAAACGCTACCTATCTCGTACAGAATTCCGGCGGGATTACCGATATCGAATGGGATTACAACGTATATAATCTGCACAATGGCGGGCGCGGGACAAATGTTGTTGCCGGCCCCCACGACATTGACATGTACACTCTGGCGCAAAATCCCCAAAGGACGGGATATGGTTACAATGTCGGATTGCATACGTGGACATCAGACGATACGCGTTCGGGCGGAGCCTTGGGGCATGGAGCATATGCATCCATCCTGGAGGAATACGGCTATCGCCTGACATGGTATGTTAACGCGAAGCATGTGGAATATGTAGCCGGCGCTGAGGCCCTCATGAATGACCTCCATACGAGAGGCCATGAGATCGCATCGCATTGTTATACTCATGAACCCATGGACCGGACGTACGGATTTGACATCATCGGCCCGGACGCCAATTCAACCATCGCCATAGACCGGACTGCCGACACAATCACGTTGCACGACAATTCCGGCGACCTGGTCATTACAGGGATGAAAACAAAGATGCTTTATGATCTGGCCGCGGAGATAAAGGCGCGCTCCGGTTGGGATTGCAGGCACTATGGCGAGGATGAAGCGCCTACCTATGGCTGGTGGTACGGTCGCGGCTGCCTGCCCGGCGAGGTCTATAATGATCTGCCGGCAACAAGCTGCTCGACGTGGCTCTCTATTCCATATTTGTTGGATACTGCATGTGTCGCCGGATTCCGATATGTGCAATTAAAAATGGGAAAAGATCTGATTGAAAATTATATCGATGATGAAGAATACGAATGCGTATCATGGTCAGCGCCGAATTACTCTGCATATACGGACGATTTTACAGCACTCAGAAATGCAGGGTTTAAATATGCGAGATCCACGACAGACGCATCACGCACCAAAAAGTTAGAACATATTGATCTGATACGGACGACGACTGGCGATCTTCCCATCTTAAATCTGAATTTGGATGAACTGCCTAACAAAAGGGCCGCTCTGTTTCGCACCATTAACACGATTTCCGGCGGATTTTTCAATATTTGCTACGCTCATGGAATTGGCTATGGATCGGACTGGTACCCGGAGCAGCTTCGGTTTGCCTGTGACGTCCTGAAACAATTTTCGGATGCCGGGCTCCTCAGAGTCGATACGCATAAAGGGAATGCAGGGTATATCGAGTCGTCCGGCCTCTGGACCGCGGACGGGAATTACTGGAATCGAACGCTGACAACCATCGACAAGAGGGACAACGGATATCCGCGGATATCCTCTGCCCCCGGAGTAAACGCCGGAATTGATCTGGGCATAGAAGGCCCGGATTTTCTCGGCAATTCGATTATTGGAAACGTCGATATCGGAGCGTGCGAGAGACAAATGCTTCTTCCGGAAGTCCTGACCATCAATCCCGGCGCGAAGATTTCGGTCATCGATTTTATTCCCCTGATCAGCCCGGCCCCGGAGATTGAGGTGGCCGTCGTCGGCGATCATGCCGCCCTGTTAAAACGCCTGTTTCCCACTGAGATCGGCGGAGTCTTCGATGATGATTTCGCCGTCGAAGGGCGCACCCTGGATGCGGTTCAGGCATCGGCCGAGGATCTGTTAAAAGAGTTTTTTGCCGACTTGACTTACCACCTGATAGCGCGATGGGAAATGACGTATGGCCTGACGCCCCTTGACGATCCGCTTCAGGTCCGCCGTGCCGCGCTCATTCAGAGATTGCGGGAGTTGGGAGGACTGTCCAGGGAATATTTCATCAACCTGGCCGCAACCTACGGGATGACGATTACCATCGACGAGTTTCAGCCGTTCATGGCGGGGTGGAACCGGGCCGGAGACCACCTGAATATCCCGGAATCCATCTGGATATGGCAGGTGAATGCCGCCGGAGATCCCACCTTCAATTTCCGGGCCGGCCAGTCA